GACGGCACAGGATATTGCACCGAAAAGTATCGTTTCGAGCTCGAACGTGAAGCCGTTACCCATACTCGAGAACTTCTCGAGCACGACCCAGTATGGTTTTGCTCCAGGATCGGGGACAAGTCCCTCTTCCGGTTGCATCAAGGTTTTCTTTGATCTAAGATCATCGAGCGCCTCGTACCACAACTGAGGTAGCAGGACCTTGACAAGGGTCTTTGCTACGGTGTCGCTTGCATTTGAGAGGTCGAGAGTAGCAAACTCTCGAGAGACAGAGGATGCTTCGGCGACCTGCCGATGAACATCTTGTGCTCGATCCAAGTCCCAACCCGCATAAGGCAGAAGAATGGGCTTCCCGTCCTTACGGACGATACGACCATCAACCTTCTTATAACGGGGCCGCCTTGCTAGGCGCCGCCTCAGCTCTCTCCCGAGAGCGAGTTGGTAAAAGACGTTGATCGACGGCTCTACAGCTATCGATCGGTCCGTCTTTGCGGTTTTAGGTACCGTTGTGAAACGATTACCTGGGACGAAGGAAAACTCTCCGAGACGTTGCGCATGAGCTGCGCCCCACTGAGTACCTAACCACCATGGTAGGTACCAAATGGCATCTCGTGTCAAACTAGGGTCGGTAGACATTTTGTCGGGTATGGTGGTCTTCCCGCCACGGTTCGAGAAAGTCGCTCCTGGTCCGAACCTGCCCTCCTCACGGAAGTCAGGGCCGTAACCTATCCAGTCAGAGACTATTTTCCGAGTCTTCGCCAGAAAGGCGGAGATCGCAGCGTCTCGATCGTCGAAAAGACGGTTTTCATCGAGGTATCGCTGAAGTCTCTCATTGGTTTGATAGCACTTCCGTTCGCCGTCCCACCATTTCTGGAGGGCTGCCGCACGCTTGTCAACGCTACTTGGTAGGTCTTTCAACTTACGTAAGATAGCGCTGGCAGCGGCGTCACGTGCGTAACGGTCGCCGTCAAGGTACGATCTTGGATCTGGACTTATGTCCAAAAGCCCGTCATAGTCCCCATAGCGCAGTTTGATGGCTGCGCTTAAGGCTATAGGCGTCTCTAGGTCCTCTAACAGGAGAGAAACCGCTCGGGTCACTTCATTGGGCAACGAGCTTGACATGATCACAGACCCACCTCCGCGGGGTCCGGCCCGAGATCGATTAGTTCAGTACGAACATGTTCGATCTTGTTCGGGTAGATTTCACGGAGGGCCTCTTTCTTCAATCGCTCAAGAGAGCGATCGGCAATTGAGGTACCCATCCAGTACACTGCACGAAGCAGTGTATCTTTAGACGCTTTCAACGGAACGGTGGCATCCCACTCGGCCGTCTTAAAGTCTGCGTCCTTATACCACTGGACATACTGGTTGATCAATCTACCTTTTCGGTAGGTACGAACAATTCCGGTAGGCCCGTTGTACGGGACGTAATACAAAGAGACAGTTGCAGTGAGATTCATCGAGAACTCCGAATGAAAGGGTTTAGATAGGTAAGTGCCTCGGTACAAACCAACTTACGTTGGAGCGTACCCAGCGGCAACCGACTGTTTGACGAGAACGGCAGCCACCAAGTTGCAAAACTGGTAGATTTCGTTCAGGCTAGCAGCCGGGATGCCCTGCGGCATGGTGATGATCATGTCGGCGACCATCCGATCCTTCGCGCTGAAAAGCGTCGTGGTCGAGTCTTGGACGGCATACGGGAAGACGAAGTTGAACTTCATCTGCCGCGCCGTCTTAGGACCGTTCCACGTGCTCCACAGTTTGAGGGTCTGACGGAGCCCAACGGGCAGTGCCGAGTTTGCACCAGTGTCCTGGCGCCACACGGCGGGGGAACCATCACCCCCAGAAGCCGACAGAGCGTCGTAGACGATGTCGGTTGTACCGTCGAATTTCTTGACGGTAATCGAAGCCATTGCTGGCATTTCAGCTCCAAAAAGAAAGGAGAATTGGAGAAACCCACATTAGGCAGCAGCGGACCAACTCTAACGTTTGGTCATCAACTGCGTGAGGACAGAAACGGCGTTTGCACACCGTTGCCAACCCCACAGCCTGAACGGACGCACATGCAGGTTCGCGCCTGTAAGCGCATCCAGCCGCTCGAAGTGAACCGCAGACCAGTTACGGACAGTCTTCGGCGGAACATTAAAAATGTTCGCCTTGATGTCCTGTACCTGAGCCTTCAGTCCCCAACAAGCCCACGGTTGTGTAACCGTGAGTCCGAAGAAGTCAGTTCCTTGGGAAAGGAACTCTCCTACGTTCACGAACCAGTCGACTACGAAGCTGAAAGGAATCAGCTCCCATACGACCGTTGCCGGGTTGACTAAGCCCAGCTTGTTCGCGAGATAAAGGTTCGGATTGTAAATCGAAACCTTACATCCC